GATTTTTCCCAAGGTATCCTTAGCGGCAGACTCAAAAAGTGCTGGAAAGTGGCAAACAAGCCAGGGAGGCGAGTATTTTGCGGCAGGTGTGGGTGGTGCGATAGCCGGTAGGGGTGCAGATTTGTTGATTATTGATGATCCGCACTCTGAACAGGACGCGATGTCGATAAATCTGCTGGATTCTTGCTACGAATGGTACACATCGGGGCCCAGACAGCGACTTCAGCCTGGTGGTTCGATTGTTATTGTGATGACCCGGTGGAATACGGCGGATTTGACGGGCAGATTGCTGACTAGGCAGACAGAAACGCACTCTGACCAGTGGGAGGTGGTGGAACTGCCCGCGATTTTTGAAGATTCGGGCAATGTGTTGTGGCCAGAGTTCTGGAAGAAGGAGGAATTGGATGCAGTTAAGGCTTCGATCCCTGTTTCCAAGTGGAATGCGCAGTATCAGCAGAATCCTACGTCGGAAGAGGGTGCGATTATCAAGCGGGAGTGGTGGCAGCTATGGGAAGCTGAAGATCCTCCTGCGTGTCATTATGTTATTCAGTCGTATGATACTGCGTTTTCTAAGAAGGAGACGGCGGACTACTCCGCTATCACCACATGGGGCGTATTTTCGCCACAGGAAGGCATGGGTGACGCGATTATCTTGCTGGATGCGCAGAAAGGTCGGTGGGACTTTCCTGAGTTGAAGGCGATTGCGCAAGAGCAGTATGTAGAGTTTAGCCCTGATATGGTTTTGATTGAGGCTCAGGCCAGTGGCACGCCGCTGACGCACGAGTTAAGGGCGATGGGCATCCCTGTGGTGAACTACCGGCCTTCCAGGGGCAATGACAAGATGACTCGTGTGCATGCTGCTAGTCCTGTGTTTGAGGCTGGGATGGTGTGGGCACCTGACCGTATTTTTGCGGACGAGGTGATTGAGGAGTGCGCTGCATTTCCGTTTGCACCGCACGATGATTATGTGGACACTACGACGCAGGCGATATTAAGATTCAGACAAGGTAACTTTATCAATCTTTATTCTGACGAGGATGAAGAAGAAGTGTACCGAGAAAAGCGCGCATATTATTAAGCCCCTATACGGGCATGCCCTACGGGGAAAGGAGATCTCTCATGGCAAAAGCTAAATCTGTTGCAAAAGGTATTAGCTCGTTATTTGACGATGCTTTTGAAAAAGTTGGAACGGCAACCACTCGTGGTGCCCAGCGACAAAAGCAAAGAAAATCTAATGTTTTTCAAAAAGACGCCAAGACTGGCCAGGTTCGCTCTGTTAGCCGTGGTGAAAGAGTCAAGCGAGGCCAGAAGGTAACGGGTGGTGCGGCAGCAGCAACTGGCGCCGCTGCGGCAGGATCTTCAGCTATGGCTGACAAGGACGGCAAGAAGCAATCCACCAAAGTTGGCAAGATGAAGCGCGGTGATTCTGTCAAGCGCACTGAGACTCCTAAGAAAGCTGGCGCAACTCGTGGCGAGCGAAAGCAGAAGACTAGTCCTCGTGGCTCATCTGTTGGCCGAGGCAAGCCGATAGGTGGTACGGCTCCTGGTATTATGACCGATCCATCAAAGCTCCCTCCTAAAAAGCCATCTAAACCGACAACTTCTTCTAAGCCGACAACTTCTTCTAAGCCGACTACTGCGGCCAAGCCTGAGAAGAAGAAAGACAAAGAAAAGAAAACTTTATTTGGTCTTGAGATCAAACCAAGCAGTCGTTTTGCTGGCAAAGGCGGCAAAGGACGGCGTGTAGCGGGCAGAGCCATGGGCGGCATGATGCGATCCAAGATGGCATCGAAAGGTGGTGCGAAGGGTGGCAAGCGCATGCCTCCTGGCATGAAGGCTGGTGGTTCTGCAGGCAAGTTCCCTGATCTGAGTGGTGACGGCAAGGTCACACAGAAAGATATACTCAGGGCTCGTGGAGTCCCTGGGTTTAGCAAGGGCGACGTAGTCGTGAATATGGTCAGAGAGCTATCGAAGCTTGGTAGAAGGGCTTTTGAAAAGGAGTACGGTAAAGCCGCTCTCAATAAAGCCATAAAAGAAACCAACAAAGCTTCAGGTCTTACGCCGACTAAGGCCAAGAAGACGCCTACCCAGAAGAAGCTCGCTGAAGCAGATCAACGGGCTGAACAAACCAAATTCACTCGGCAGACTCCTGCAGCCAAAAAACAACGTCAAGTACAGGTTAATGAAAAGCGCATGGAGCGCATGAAGAACGGCGGCATGATGAAGTCCAAAGGCATGGCCAAGGGTGGCGCCATGAAGAAGAAGGGCTACGCAATGGGTGGCTCTGTCAATAAGAAGGGTATGGCTAAAGGCGGTGCCATGAAGAAGAAAGGTTACGCCTTGGGCGGTATGACCAAGAAAGGAATGGCCAAAGGCGGCGCTATGACCAAGAAGGGCATGGCCAAAGGTGGGCCCGTCAAGAAGAGAGCAGTATCACGCAAGCCTCGCGGTGTAGGTGCTGCGCTTCGCGGATTCGGTAAGGCGATGAAATAATGAGCAAGATTGATACGCTTATAAAGCTGGCAGGCAAGTTTAAGTCGGACTTGCGCCAGCAATACAAAGATTCGATGAGTTACCCCGATGCTGGCGAGATTGCTCGCAGAAAAGACATGGGCGAAAAGTCTCCAAGAGAAAAAATCAACAAAGCATTCAATTACATTGAAAGTTCAAAAAGTCCTGATCAAGCAAGAAACAGGGCAGAAGAGATGTTCGGTGAGTTTGATGTTGATGGTGCGATTGAGGAGGCTGGTGGCTTTGAGAAAGCGTTCAAGACTGCTCCGATAAAGGGCGTGACTAGGGCGCGTGAAAGCATGCTAACGCCTGCCCAAAAGAGGCGGGCTCGCAAGACTCAGAAAGACTTGGGGCCATCTGCCCGCAGGGACATGAAGGATGCCAAGCCACCGATTGAGAAAGCCAAAGGTGGCATAGCGACAAGCCGATCTCGCAAACCCAGAGGAGTGGGTGTAGCATTACGAGGCTACGGAAAAGCACTCAAGTAAACTAAGATAGACTAGAAACAAAAGGATCAGTTTTGCCATATCTGCAAAGCAACATTCCGCACTTCAAGTGCTGGGTGAGAAGAGAGTACACACACAACCATCAGAAATATCACGGCGAGTTCTTACATGCAATGGCAATCGCTGTGACCACCATGCCCACGAGGTGCTTGAGTTTTCAGGTAATCTTCACGGGTTGTGAAGTCGATGACGAAGAGGATGAACCGAATGTGCATGGCGGGGCCATGTGGGCAAGGATGCCGATCACTGCTTTGGTTGCGGACACACCGTTTGAGGACTGGCCCGTCCCTATGGCAGTACACGATGCCCAGCCTTGGGACTGTTCTTCTCACACTCATGCTGTATACGTTCTAGATCGCGCTACTCCATGTCCATGGCTTGCCAAGATTGATGGCAACATGTACCCGGCAAAGTATCTGTTTACGGTTGATTATGCGGAGAATGAGATCGCTGATGATCCTGCGCAGCACAAACAATCGCATGTGATGGAGTTACTTGATGCTGGCGAGTGGACTGGGAATATAGTAGCTTTGCCCAACAACAGGGTGCGAGTGACGCATCCTGCGTGGTTTGAGACTGGCAGCGGGGCACCTGACTTCAAGCCTTCTCAGCACATTCACTACAGCAAGTCGGACTTGGATTACACGCTTGATGTGAATCGTATCTTCGATAACCTGTATGCAGATAGTGGCCACGATACTGAGGACGAGTAAACTCAACAGCATGAGATAAACTCAAGAAGGGCATGCCATGGCCATAGAGCGCGGTGTAGATGACGTTGATATCGATGAGCTAGGGATCGAGGACAACACCAAAGAGATCGAAGTCGGAGCAGAGTCTCCTGAAGATCTGATGTTTGATGGCATGGACGATGAAGATGCCGCCATCATGGAAGACGGCACGATGGTGTTTGGCGCACAAGACCTGATGGTAGATGCGCCGATACCTTTCAACGCCAACCTAGCTGAGATCATTGACGATGCCGATCTAGGCAAAATCTATTCTAATCTGATGGCCGACATCGAGGACGATAAGTCTTCGCGCAAAGAGTGGGTTGATCAGTACACCGAAGGACTGAAGTTCTTAGGCATGAAGTTTGAAGATCGCACTGAGCCGTTTGAGGGCGCCTCTGGTGTGATTCACCCGCTACTTGCCGAGTCTGTCACACAGTTTCAAGCTCAAGCGTATAGTGAGCTTTTGCCATCTGGCGGTCCTGTCAAAACGCTTGTTGTTGGTTTTGCTACGCCGCAAACAGATTTACAGGCGGCTCGTGTACAAGAGTACATGAACTACATGCTGACTCAGGAGATGAAGGAATACGATCCTGAGACTGACCAGCTGCTGTTTTATTTGCCCTTGTCTGGCAGCGCGTTTCGCAAGGTTCACTTTGACCAGTCATTAGGTCGCCCTGTCTCTCGTTTCATTCCGTCTGAGAAACTGATTGTGCCATACGGCACCACCAGTCTTGATGATGCAGTGCGTATCACGCATGTGATTGACATGTCGATGAACGAAGTTCGCAAGCTGCAGCAGACTGGGTTCTACCGCAAGACTAAGATCTCTGGTGAGTCTGATGACACGTCTTACTCATCGACTGACGTTGAGCAAGAGATCGATGAACTGCAGGGCGTGAAACCATCTGGTAGCTCTAGCGATTACGAAGCAGAACTCATGGAGGTCCATGTAGAACTGGACATTCCTGGGTTTGAAGACAAGGATGCGCAAGGTGAAGAGACAGGTATCAAGCTACCGTACATCGTCACGTTATTACCAAGGCAAAACACCATTCTTTCGATTCGCAGGAACTATGTCGAAACGGACGTTATGCGCCGTCGCATTGACTACTTTGTGCATTACAAGTTTCTGCCAGGTGTTGGTTTTTATGGTTTTGGTCTGACCCACATGATTGGTGGATTGTCTCAGGCGTCCACCTCTATCCTGCGCCAGCTGATCGACGCTGGCACACTGGCAAACCTGCCTGCAGGATTCAAAGCGCGTGGTATCCGCATTCGTGATAGCGATGTGCCATTGCAGCCCGGTGAGTTCAGAGACATGGACGCGCCCGGCGGATCACTACGCGATGCGCTGATGCCACTACCTTTCCAAGAACCTAGCGGCACTCTGCTGCAGTTGCTTGGCATGTTGGTTGATGCAGGCCGTCGCTTTGCTTCTGTTGGTGATATGCAGGTTGGTGATGGTAACCAGCAGGCGCCTGTCGGGACTACAGTTGCGTTACTTGAGCGCGGCACCAAGGTGATGAGTGCGATACACAAGCGCATGCACTACAGCCAAAAGGTTGAGTTCAATATTCTTGCGCGAGTGATCAAAGAGTCACCGATCAAAGCGTATCCCTACATGATCGCGAATGGTCAGCCACAGTTGATGGCACAGGACTTTGATGATCGTATCGATATCATTCCTGTATCTGACCCTAACATCTTCTCTATGAGCCAGCGTGTCATGCTTGCTCAAGAGATGATGCAGATGGTTCAGTCAAACCCGCAGATCCATGGGCCTATGGGTATATACGAATCGTATCGACGTATGTATGAGGCTATGGGTGTGCAACAGATAGAGCAGTTGCTGCCACCACCTCCGCAGCCACAGCCCGTATCTCCTAGCATAGAGAACTCGATGTTCTTGCAGATGCAGCCTGCGCAAGCGTTTGCAGAGCAGAATCACGAAGCGCACATGGATGCACACATTGCGTTGTTCAAAACACCGCTTGTGTCTTCTGCCCCTCCAGGCCAACAACAAGTGATGGCCATGATTCAATCGCACATCTATCAGCACATTGACTTCAAGGCTCGCGAGATGGCGCAACAAGACCCTGAGATCCTGCAGATGCAACAGCAGATGCAAGAGACTCAGCAGCAGATGCAACAACAAGCTCAGATTGATCCGATGATGGCTCAACAAGCACAGATGCAGTTACAGCAAATGCAGCAGCAGATGCAGTTGATCATGGAAGACAAGGTTGCTGAGATCACCATGCAGTTAACAGAGCAGTTGATTCCAGAGCTTGTTCCACAACAACAAGATGATCCACTCGTTGAACTGCGTGACCGTGAGCTTGATATCAAAGAGGCGGATCTGCAGCGTAAAGCCAGTGAAGCTAATCGACGCATTGATTTGGAAAGTGAGCGTATTGATAACACTGCAGACATGGCTGATGAGCGCATGGAGTTGCAGAAAGAGATCGCTGACATGAAGGACGATGTGGCCCGTGAACGAATAGGCTTGCAGCGTTCTGCACAAATGGCTAAAACTGCAGAGAACATTGCCAAAGATTTTTTCAGGCAGTAAATCAAAAGAGGGATTTACAATGAGTTCAGTAAGACAGAAGATGGCCGCAG